TATTTGAACTATATCATAATCATAAGTAGTATCAGAATCACCCTTAAATGTCATTTTGTGTGGGGATAGATTTGGTTTAGACGTTACAATATGTTCGTAATACTTGTCATCTAATAATGCTTTAATACATAAAGGTCCTTTGGTTAAAACATTGTCAACAGGCCCACGTAATCTATTAACACCGAGATAACCCATACATGAACAATCTCCAGCTAACTGCATAAATTGATAGGGAGATTCTGGATACCAAATTCCTCTTTTAGAAAAATCAATGTCTTTGTCTAATCCTTCTTGTATAAAAAACTTAACACATTCAATAACCCACTTACCACGCATGAGGCCCCAGTGCCATTGTTTATTAGACTTTCTACCCCAATTAATGACACTGCCTGTTTTACTAATTAAAAACTTGTAATCCTTAATATAATTGTTTTCTTCAAACTTCCAGGGGTTTGTACTATAATCAAATAAATCTAACATAGCATTTTTTTGCCATAAAGTACACATACAGGCAAGGTTCCATTTACCGGGGCTTCTTTCTAATAATTCATCCGATATAGGTATAGCTTTTTTATCACCATTAAGCTGCAAGTTTATATTAGCATAGTTACCTGTTAGATACTTACATAAGGATAAGACTTTATCGTTGTCTACCTTTTCTCTAATAAACACATCATCAACCATAAAAAGAATATAGTCATCATTTATTTGTTTAACAGTTTCCCTTACCCTATCTGTCCAATGTTCAATATCAAAATTTAAAGGGATTGTTTTGTAAAAAGAGTTAATCACAGATTCCGTAGAATATATCACTTCTGGGTGGTTTGGCCAATACTTTTCTAAGCAATGATAAAATGGTTCAAATAAATCTTTGTTTTTATCACAACTTAACACAACTATTTTCATTACGTTTTCCTCACATAATTTAGCAAGTTTAAACAAAAGAAGAATACCTTAAAATACTAAAATAAAAAGACTCCCCGATTAAGAGGAGTCTAGTTAGCTTTTTAAGGCTACTTGTTAACTTAAAGATTAAGAAACAAGTTCGGCTTGAACCACTTGTGGTAACGCAACAACTTCACCTGCTACGAGCAAGTCTTGGTTGAGCATTTCCAACGCATAGAGCGTGGAGAAACCTTGGTTCATACCACCGTCAGCATAACCGAGTAATTGTGTCGGAACGACAGCCATATACGGAGCATAGACAGCAGCACTGGACATCATGTCATCACCGTTGACACCGAGCACGAATTTACCGGCACCGATGTTAGGAGTGACGAAGACTTTAAGACCATTTAAGGTACCAGCTAAGTAAGGACCATTAATCTTGCCAGCAGGGGCAGCTTTGAATCCTTTAATGAATGACAAGATTGGGAGGATGTTACTTGCAATTAACATATAGTTAGGAGCAAATCTCTTTGTTTTGTCATAAATCAATTGACGACCAATTTCGATGATTTCCACAAATCCTTCAAAGTGTTCAGCTTTTGAAACACCAGTTGGGACTGTCTTGTTAAAGGTTAACAAGGAAGAAACTTCGGCTTGGGCAATGAGTAAGTCAGTAATTTCCGTGTCGATTTCATAAGCCAATTGGCCAACAGCTTTTTCAGCTAATTGGTCACCTAAGTCGAAACCATAGTCAGTCTTGGCTTGGAACGCAGCGATTTGCGAGTAGTACACCGCAACACGACGTGCTTTAGCAACAAGAGCGATAGATTCGATTTTGGCATTGACCGTTGGTAATGCAACTTGAGGAATCACTTCGTTGTTATACATATAGGCAATTTTACCAGTGGAAGGCACTAACACTTTACCATCAGTGACGGTTAAGTAAGAAATAGGCGAACCAGCAGCAGGAATAAACTTGACAGTTTGGCCAGGACCGAATGCGTTAGCAATAACAGGTGTCCAGGCTAAGGTAACTTCAAGACCTTCAGAATCTTCAACAGTGACTGGTTCAACAATCGCAGACGATGTCCAGTTTTTGTCAACAGCACCTAATTTGAAAGGTTCGTTGAAGACATCACCTTGTTGTGTTTCACCTTTTGTCGTACCAGAGGTATACTTCACATAAGTGATGAACCCGCTGATAGAAGCCATCGGTTGAACGATAACTAAATCCATTGCGATGAGGTTAGGCAAGGCAACAGTTGTAAGATTGAGCGTAAACTTTTTAAATTCTCCTAAGTCAGCACGTTGGGTACCAACGGAGCTAGCGAATGCTTCGTTCAAAAAGCGATTGGTGTTATTTAAGACCATAGCAACAGCCATCTTACGATGATTGTCTAAAGTCGCACCTTCATGAGCTTTTGCGAAGACAGATTCACTAACCGCTAAGCGTTTGGAGTATGTTTCTAATAAACTAGCCATACGATTATAAATCTCCTTGATTTAATATATTTGATTTTTTTACTTATTAATTCCTGCTAAGTTCAGTAATGAAGAATCCACGTCATCGTCGACGACTTTGTCAACTGGTAGGTTCTCGTTCTTGGACTCACGGACTTTAACTTTGACTTTTCTGTCAATGCTGAATGGCAACTTGCTTATGTTCAGCTCATAAGATTGTAGTTCTTCACAGATGGAATCGATATCTTCGATAGTATATGACTCTGGCAATCTGTTCTTGATTTCCTCTTCTTTAACCCCTAACATTTCTGCTTTGGATTTAATATAGTGTGAAACAGTTTCGTTAGCCAGCTTCTTATAGCTTTCTTTTAAATTCTCGAGTCTTTCAATTTTTTTAACACCTTCTTTTTCTTTCGATTCAGCAGATGTTTTCAAAGCTTTAATGCTTTCGTTTAGCTTAACTATTTCAGCTTCGTGTGCAGCCTTTTGCTTTGTCAAACTTTCATTTAACTTGGCAATCTCACCATCTTTAGAAGCAACAGCTTCTGTAAGGGCTTGAGCAGGTTTTGTATCAACCTTGGTAGCTTCTACTAATCTAGAAAGTCTTTGTTTCTGAGCAGTAATAGCTTCATCTTTTCTCTTTAGTTCTTCTTCTAAAGTTGAAACTTTATCTTGCAATTTCTTCTTTTCAGCAACTGTAGATGAGAGTCTCGCTATGGCATCTTTGTATTTGCCAAGCTCTTCACTAACCTTACCAACCTTAATATCATTAACTGCCAGTTGTTCTTGAAGTGACTTCACTTGTGCTTCTAGACTTACTTTTGCCTTTAGGGCTTCTTGCAAACTCTTGATTAGTTCATCAGACCCACTAACAGTGGCTTCTTCTTTCTTCTCAACAGCTTGTTGAGGGGTTTTAATTCCCTCTTCTACTTTAGCGGCTATATTCTCATCCTTTTCAGGAGTAGAACCAACTTTGGGTTGCTCAACTTCGATATTGAGCTCTTTTAAGGTATTTTCCATAACCTTTCTTTCTTCAGCAGTAGCTTTTTCTAAGGATTCATTGAGAGCCATTTTAAGGTCTTTCTTTCCTGAATCAAGCGACTCTGTTACATATTGTAATCTAGCGGTTTCCACAGCGGGGATTAATACAACGTCCCAGCATTCAAACTCATATGTATTGGGGTCAACCATCTCATTACCATTCTTATCTTCTATAACGTCTCCAGTACCTCTGGAACTGATACCAATCGTGGAACCGTAATCACAAAGAGTTTTTAAGATTCTACCGTTAGGAGTGTCTAAGATATCAAAGTAAGCTACTAGTTGTCCTTTATCGTTTTTCTTTGGGGCTTCTCTTAATGAAACAGCAATTTTTGTCATGTCTGTTTCTGTTCTATCGGTTGGATGTCCTAATTCACCAAAGCACACACCGTTTTTAATCTTTTCTTGAATGAGTGGGTCTTTAAAGACATTTTCCCATAATTCTTCTGTATACTTTCTACCATTACGAGTAGGATTAATAAAGTCAGCACAAGGGCCAACTAAACGACCCAAAATACCTTTCTTAGCCATTTCTTCTGGCGTAAGTTTTTGATATTGGAATGTTTCGTTCTTTTTTAAACTTTCTATCATTTATTTATCCCTCTTTTAGTTTTTTGTAAGTAAAATAAACATCTTTTCTATTCTTCAACTAATTTAGCATGCAAAAATCACGAAATATTGGTTTTTTAGTGTTTTAGATGTAGCTTTAACTAATTGTGTCTTTTTCATTACTATATTTTATCTACGTATTTAATTCTTTCCTTTAAAAACTCTAAATCGCTTGGATAGCATTTAATCTTATGTTTTGGAGTAAATATGGTAACTTTTTCACATCCTTCAAAGGCTCTAACACCAATTGAGGTAACTACTTCAGGAACATAGATTTCTTCCATATTTGAGCAACCTTTGAAAGCAAATCCTGGGATTTCAGCTTTATTATAATCAGGAACAAATCTAACAATCTTAATAATTGGAGCGAATGAGGCTTTAACTCTACCACCAGCATACATGTAAGGTTCACCTTTGGCTAATCTTTCCATGTTTTCCACATCAGTGATAGCATCCACGTTCTTTAATTCAGAAGCTTTGAGTGCTGGTAATAACCCTTCTTGGTGGATAAAGGTAGCAAACTCAATACTTGGTCTATCATCAGCATCCATGAAGGTTGTAACTTCAATACCATTCTTAACGTGGGCTTGGAACTTCTTTGTAACATCACCAGATTTAGGATAGAATATGTAAAGCTTACCTGACTTGGTATAGCTGTCATAGTAACCTTGATAAGAAGTTGAGGCTGTGCACCAACGGGTACCTGAACCTAACTTGCAACTTGCTGCATAAGTCTTTGGTGACCAAATTTCCCATTTGTCATTTTCACCAATGAATTCTGCTTCTTCTCCAAGGTCAGCGTGTTGTTTAGCTTTTCTTGCTTGTTTTGCAACTTGGTTAGCTGTTAATTGGATATTATCCAAAGCCGTACGAATTTCATCAATTGTTTTATATCTATTAATGTCTCTCATTTCGGGTGGATTAATAAAACGTTTTCTATCGTTAAAGTCAAAGAGGATTTCATTAACTCTTCCTAAATCAGCTCCCTTTAATCTTTTTTGTTTAAAGGTGTTAAGAATCCACTTACCGTAAGTACCAAGCTTATCTTGGTCTGCTTGGAATGTGGGGTCTAAAGCAATAAGCTTATCAAATTGGTCACGTTTAATGTCTGAGTAGTATTGTGCATGAATGTCGTTTAAACCTTCATCTAATAGAACACGTTGGGCCAAACTTTCCATGATACTTTCGGGCATGTTAGGCAAAGCACCAGCAGGACGTTGACGATTACCAATTCTTCCAGCACCACCGAAATTTGGTAATTGACCACGGTTTCTGCTAATGAATTGTCTGAAAGCTTCTACATAGTCTTTTTCGTTCATCTTTAATAAAGCATTTAAGGCCAGATTAGAATCCATTCCAATGTCTTTAGCGGCTGTAGCCATTTCTTTTGTAATTTGTTCAATAGGAGTATCGCCTTTAATTACATCAATGATTTCTTCACCACCAGCAATACGGAGGTCTTTAATGATATCTTCCATAACTGCCTTTTGGTCTAAGCCGAATTCATCACTGACAGCTTTAGCCAAAGAAGCAATTTTACTAACTATCTTTTGATTTATATCTTCTCCACCTTGAGCTAAAGCAGTTGTAGCTTTTGGGGCTACTGCCATAGGCTTTTCTTTGACAGCTTCGTCAAAATCAGCAGAGTTCATTAATTTTATTGCTTCTAAGTTTGTTTGCATAAAAAATCTCCTATTTTTATTATTCATTTAATTTAGCAGTATAAAATGACAATAATTGATGTTTCCAACAAAAAAAGGAACTATGATTAAGTCCCTTGATTTTTGATTATAAATTACTTAACTAACTTATCGTGAGTTTGTTCAACAACACCCTTGACTTCTTTTAACACATTAACCCAATGGATTAATTGTAATTCAAGCTTTTCTAATCCGTCGACAATCTTCTTAGCTTGGGGGACTGGAACAACTAATAAAACAGCTTCCAATAAGTCCAAGACTGGGAAGAGTAAGTCAACAAAGAATGCTAGAATGTGTTTTAAGAACAAGCCAATTCTGTGCAATACTTTTTTCATATCTTTTCTCCTTTCTCCTATATAATTTAGCCTTTAAAATCCTTGATTATTTTGCGAGAACGGTCACCCATCTCTTTTTTGACGTATTGACCTTTCCACCAGGTTGAAAACTTATCATTACCACTATCGCTCTTTTCATCTAATCCGTGTCTTACAAACATGAAGTATTTACTTGGAAACTTCTTTTTACAAGTTTCAACAAAGACCATATCTTCAAATCCCTGACCTTTTTCTGCCTCAATATCTTCATAGGATACTAATCCCATTAATGTTTTAGGCATCGCAAATAACTTTAACAGAGTTCCTTTAAATATTCCTATTAAACCATTTTTTTCATCTATTTGCTTTAAATACTTATCTGCATCTTCTTTCTTTCCTACTAGTTGACAATCATCATCTAACATGATAATATAATCATAGTTAGACTCTAAGAACTTTTCCCTAAGCTTCTTTCTTGCCCCTGTTATACCAAGTTTATTATATTCATAAATTACACAGTTTGAAGTGGTTTTAACACTTGAGTCCCAGTTCTGGGCTATAATCATAATAGGAAGATTAAACAGCTTATCACACTGAACAAGAAGATTTTCAAGTCTATCCTGTCTGGTTTTTCTAGTCCCATCAGACGGTAACCAAGAAATGATTCCTATTACCTTTGTAACCATACTTATTTTTTAATACTCTCAAAAGACTTTAAATCAGCCTTAATTAAAGAACGTAATGCAATCACAGGCTTTAAGTCATAAGTTCTATAATAATTATTTAATACCCGTGTAATCTCTTCTGCCCTGCTGTGGGATAAAAACATCTGAGGGCTATTTAAATGTTTGGCAAACAACAAGATTTGTAGGTTAAGACTTGCAAGGGTTGTTAACATATCTTTAGGGTCTTTAACTTCTTCTCTTACAAGGTTTATGTATAAAGAACTCTTTTTAGCGTTGTAGCTTTTTCTAATTTGTTCATAGAATTTTGCCACATCTAAAATTCTTTTTCCGTTAATAAACCTTAAAACTTCTAAGGATATTTCACCTTTAGTTGCTAATTGTCTCAATTGTTGGGAGGCACCTTCTACACCTTTTTCTTCTAATTCCGTGAGTAATAGAATTAAATCACTTGTTTTAAGCATTGCTATTTACCTTCTCTTTCTTTTATTTATTTTGTGTTAAGTCTACCCCAAGCTCTTCTGGACTTGGTAAGTATGACTCTTCGCCTTCAGCTGGGGCAATTTCTTCAGGTGCTGGTTCTTCTTCTGGAGTTTCTTCAGGTGCTGGTTGTTCTTCAGGTGCCGGAGTTTCTACTGGTGTAGATAACTGAGGCTCTGGTTTTTCTTCTTCTGGAGAACCCTCTGTAACTCCTGCCTTTTCAAGCTCATCAATTTGTTGTTGTAGTAACTCAATTACACTCACGTCTGTTAATGAGTCAGCAAGGAGTGATTTAAGTATCTTGAGCTTGATAACTGGGTTTTGAATTTCACCAAGTTGTTGCATGATATCATTAATGACACCAACCTTGTTTCTCTTATTGTCACGACGGTCTAATTCTTCTTGTGTAACAGGGGCTTGCATTCTGATTGTGAATTTGTTAATATATTTAACGAGGCCTCTGTCTAATAACATTAAGTTAATTAAATCTGTGATAGCTTGGCTGAGAGTATTTTGAAGTCTCTTGACTGATTTAGCATAACGGCTAGATTGAATAGCAAGTGAGGTACCACCATTGAAACCTGCACCATCATCAGTAATACCAAAGAAAGCTTTAGGAACACCTAAGGCACCAAACAATTTGTTTTGGAAATAAGAAACGTCTGATAGTTGTTTAGGGTCAAAGTCCCCACCAACAGCAGAAGCAGCTATCGCACCAACACCACCGTGAGTAGGAATATAAATGTTATTTTCAATAGGACCTGGGTTAGTATATTCTTGCATCGATTCACCTGTCTTAAGTGCTGTTTTTTGTTCCATTAAAGATTTAATAGATTGTAAGTGAGCACCAACTTGTTCTTTAGGCATATCACCGACTTCAACAGAAATCATACGAACAACGCTAGATTTTGTAATACGGTTTAATAAAGCACTGTTTTCGAGTAAAGATAGCTGTCTCCAAATTTTAAAGACACTGGACAGTTCAGATTGTCCACGTTTAACTTTATATGTATGTACTTTTTTGTCTGACTTACCTTCCATATCATCCTCTAAGAAGATATCAACTTCTTCAGGAGAACGATTAGAACTGTCTTCTAAACACGCATGGATAAAGTCCGTAGCAGAATAAACTTCCACGTCTTTCTTCTTCATCTTATATTGCATATAGGAGTAATTCATAAAGTCACGTTTAACTGCTTGAGCTGAAACAGGGGCTTTGATATAACCCATCGTTTTACCGAACTTGGTCAATTCAAACATTTCACCAGGATTTGGAATAGCTTCAACATAATTAACATAATGGTCATCTTTATCATGAACAACAATGTTAACAGCCTCTTTTAAAAGCTCATCTTTTTTAATACTTTCTTGTAAAGGTAGGGGTTCTTCCATAGACTCATTAAGAGATTCTTTTTTGTTTGCAGCCTCTTCACCAAATAAAGCATCTTTTTCATAGTCAGATTGTCTATACAGTCTTAAATACAAATCACCATATTTAGTTAAAGAGTGCATCCAAGAGAAAGCATTCTTATCAACGTTCATAGAATCTAAAAGATAGGTAACGTATTTAGCTACTTTAGCATCATCTGATTCACACCAGATAACTCTACCGGCATCATTTGTTTCTACCGCATCTTCAGAAATGGTTCTTAAGTAAGATGCTAAGATTGGGTCTTGAGCCATCGTGTCAATCATTTGATAGATTTGTTCTCTTGTTTGTGCAACAGTGGAAAAACCTTCTAACTTAGAAATATCTACGTTAGAGTTGATTGCTTGACTAACAATATTTGTTGTTAGTGTGTTGTTGGTATCAATACCAATTTCTGGTTGTTGAAGGGGCACAGCTGTTATCTGTGTTCCTACCAACGGGTTTTTGTTATTGTTTTCTGCCATTTAATATAATCTCCTGTTCTGTTATATTATTTTTATATATCATATAATTTAGCCATGTTTATTTGCCTACCAAATGATAATTCCATCTTTTATCAGAGGCACAGATGATGGCCCTTTCTTTTGCTGATTACCCTGTGGTGGTGCCACTGGTATGTTTTTATTGAATGTTTTCTTCAATTCCTCCTCAAATTCTACCACAATTTGTTGTTTTAGGGCTGCATCTGACACCATAATGTTTGTATCTCTTATAGTATCAAGGCTTTCACCCCACTCGAAGGCAAACTGCTCTGCAAGTCTACTAGCGTTATATACTGCCCCACACAATGCGTCAGCCACGTCCTTCTTACCACCATCTGGGTGGTCTACCTTACCTGTATTGATGTTTCTTTCTAAGTCTATTAATTCTTCTACGAGGTTCTTAGAATCATACATCTCTATTCTCTTTTCATAGATAGTTGATTTTAGATATTGATACGGTTTAGATATTCTGTCCGTATCCACCTTATCCACAGAGATTACCTCATAAGGGAATCCTCTAGCCTTTAAGGTTTGACCTGTATCATAGGATTGATAGGTATCAGAACTAATGCCCTTTATATTAAATCCTTGCTCTTTTAACCAGTAGATAAAGTTTCTATTCTTTTCAAAACTTATCTGCCTGCCTTTAGGTGCTTTTATGCTTACGCTGAAGGCTAAGGAGTAGAATAGGTCTTTTGACTGGTTCTCTTGGGTTGAGGTCTTCTTGCCTTTAATCCACACTCCAGCAATACCTGTCATGTCACCACTCACAGACATATCTAAATGAACAAACAAAGGCTTACTTTTCATTTCTGAGGGTATCTTGTTTATATCAAAGAAGTCTTTATATTGAATAGTGTCTTCTGTGGCATTACCAACTTCAAGTATTTCTTTTGTAAAGGGATTGTTAATGTTTTGTGAAATAACTTCATTAACAGCTACACCACTAATATACTTACTGATTTCACTAGAAGATATACCAGCATAGTCACACATGGCTCTATCTATGTCATCCATGAAGTTTGCTCTAAAGTCAATAGGGACATCTAGAATCTTATATCCTTTGCTCTTCCAAATCTTTAAGTCATCATTATCAGGTATAACAGCAGATTGCAAGAATTTGTTACCTAAAGCCACTTTAAAGGTCTTATCGCTGTAGGTTCCTTTAGGTTTAACATTCCAAACAGGCTCATCAACAATCATGACGTTTTCTTGTTCAGACTTAAGCTTTCTCTTCATGTGTTCTTCAAGAAAGGACTTTTCACTTCTTTTGGATGATGCTAAGATAAGAAGGGTGGGATTCTTTCCCTTATAAATGAAACGAGTCTTCATACCACCAATAGCAGTATCAATCATATCAATAGCAATTCTTTTTTGTTTATCTATATCTTGATTACGAATAAAAGAGATTTCGTCAAAGAAGGCTGCAAAGATAGGCTGACCGATAACATGGCTAGATTGAGAACCAATAATAATATCAACTGGTTCAGGAGGCATCCAGTATGGTTCATTATTTCTTTGTGACATACTACCACGTTCCATAAACCATGGACTCATTTGAATAGTATGTTGAAACTTACTAATACCGATTTCTTCTGCCAATATCTTGGTAATGTTCATAAAAGCAAAGCAAATCTTTTCAGTAGGTTTAAGTCTAAAGTGCTGTTGTGGATTCTTCATACACATTACACGATACATCAAATAGGCCATAATAGCTACCGCAATTTCAGATTTACCAAGACCACGGGCACCACTGATGATTAGGTTATTAACTGCTGTGCTATAACCATCAGGTAATAGTTCTTTTACTTTGTTATTCCAATAGTCATATAGTTTAACTTTTCCATCAGAGTCATGCCAAGCTTTTCCTAAATAGCGATTATCCAAAATAAAGGTAATGATATCAACTGGAGATTCTTTATAATCCTCATCCAAAAGACCTTTAAATATGTCACTTTCCCCTGTTTTAGAGTATTGTTCTAAAATGGAAAGAGCCAACTCTCTTTCTTTAGGAGAAAGTCGGCTTAATATTTCATTATCAATAACAGGCTTTTTGTTTTCGCTCAAGACATTATCTCCTAGCTTCCGTATAGAATTATACTATACAAT